TCGTTCGGGTTGTTCTGGATGTCGATCCAGTTGCCGCTGGTGTATTCCCGCGAGCGCCCGCCCGTTGATCCCTCGTACTGCACTCCGCCGAATCGACCGGTGACGCGAGAGGCCGAGTCTTGCTTGTACATCCCGCGCGCCTCACAGGCGGCTTTGGTGTAGTCGCAGGAGGTAAAGGCGGTGGTACCGCTGGAGTAGTTGCCTCGCGCGTTTCCGCCGGTGGCGTCGGGCGAGTAACCACACTCATAGCTGATATCGTCCGCGTTGTCCGCCGCCGCTTGCCGCTTGGTTGAGGTGGCCGGAAAGATCCACGGACAGCGCCGCTGAAGCGGGACCGGGGGAAGCATTCGGCGCTGGAGGTTCAGCTTGTTGATGGCGGAGACGGTAATGGTCTCAGCGTCGCACTGGGCCGGGTCGCAGATGCCACGGAATCGCAGGATCGAATCCGAAGAAAACGTCGAGGAATCCGCGTCCCAGAAAACAAAAACAAGATCCAGGGTAGCGCCGGAAAATCCATAAACGTCCTCGTAGCCGGTTTTAAGCGCCTTGTCCGCGTCGGCTAGGGTAAGCGACACGCGCGGGATGATGTCGATTCCTCCCGAGTCGTAGCCCTGCACGGCGCTGATGTCCTGCGAGATGATGCGCCCGATGTAATTGTTGCCGCCGTACTGATAGCCGCCTTCGGCTGTGTTCAGCGGATGGGTGGAAGCCCGATAGACGGTGCCGCCATTGAATGTGATAGTGGCCAGCAGGAGCGGCTGGAAAGATTGTTGCGCGTCTTTCGCCGATGCAATGTCAGTAAGGGCCACTTATTTGTATTCCTGGATGGAGACAGAGACGCGGTTTTCGTCGAGTTGGATTTGCTGCACGGTCAGCGCCTCTTGGTCAAAGCGGCACTTGCTTGCCGTCACGCCCGTGTTTGAATCCGTAAAAGTAAATTCTTCGTAATTGCCCTTCCGCGCGTCCCAAAACGACTGGAGCGTGGCAAGGTCAGCGTCGGAGAGATTGAACGAAATCTCCCACCGCTTGAGGCCATTGGCGAGGACGTTGTAGCTGTACTGGTAGCCATGCGGCTGCCGGTTGCTGACGTTCCAAACTTCCTGTTCCTGGGCGAATGGCAGATGGACGGATTCACCGCCAGCGAATGTGGGGAAGGATGGCATCTAGTTCTTACGCGTCTGCACCAGCCGCACCGTCAGCGACCACGCGCCGCTTTCGCCCTGCGTCGCGCTGATTTTGTCGTCAGCAAAGGCCATATAGCTGTAGGTGGTGGCACCGATCACGAGATCCCAAGTGGCGTCAAATGAGCCCTTGCAGGTCTCGAAAAAGTCAACGATGGCGTCTTTTTCGTCGCCTGTGATTTGATCCATGGCGAGGGTGAATGAGTTGAGGCCGGCGCATTGCCGAAACCGCTGCTCCGTGCCGTCGTCAAACTTCAGCACGCCCACCGGGTAACGCTTGGCATTCGTCAGCGGGTAGAGAGCGGACACACCCGAGAACGGGGTAGGGAATGCCGCCATTATGCGGCCCCCACGGCTTCCTGCATCGCCCGGTTGATCCCATGGCCTTCGTACACCGCCAGCCGCAGCGCATCCGCAATGGATTCGCGGGCGTCGATTATGGACTTGGAGTCGAGAGCGGAGATATTCACCGTGATCTCGCGCAACCCTCCCAGTTTATTGGCGTCGTAGGAGCGGCCAAGGCGGTCCATTGAGAAGGACATCGGGTCCGCCTCGTCGTAGTAGGCGTTTGCGATGCGCTGGTTGATTTGCGCGTCCCGTTTTTTCTTTGGGTCGCCCAAGATCATGGCGATTCCCTGGAGGCCAAGCGCAACGCCTGCCAGGATGGGCGCAGCTGGGCCAGAGACACCCGACAGCGCGAGAATGGAGCCGGCTGCACCCGCAAGTGCTGCCGTGCCATTTAGCGCTCCCTGAGCCCCGCCAGCCTTGAATTGGGTGTATGCGCCGATTGCTCCGCCGGCGAGTGCGCCAGCGATACCAACGCCGCGCGCGGTTTTCGATAGTCCACCGCCAAGCGGGACAACGGCCCCGGCTTCGGTCGTTCCCAGGCCAATGAAGCCAGGGGCGGGGGTGACTTCGGATTTGCTCGCGGCGGAGAAAATCATGGGATTAGACGAGCTGGCACCACCAAACACGCCCAAATCTCCGAGAAAGCCACCAACTGGCCCCAGGGCTCGCATGGCGTTGAACCCGTTCGGACCAGACACCTGGAAGCCGCCGCCATTGACGCGCTCCAGGGCGGCCGTATTGCGCTCGGTGGCCAGCGTGTTCTTGTCGATCGGCGTGGCGTTCGACGGGTCCAGCAACGTCCCTTTTAGGAGCCCGCCAAGCCCAGAGGCAGCACCTACCCGCCCGAGCGTGCTTTGCACGCGCTGGAAGGTGCCCGTGAGGGCGTTGGTGCCTACTTGATTGAGCAAGCGCCCACCCTGCTGGCGGAAGAAGTCCTGGGGGCGTCCGTCTTGCAAACTGCCGACAAAATCAGAGGCTAGCCCGCGGGCTTCGTCTTTGCGCTGGCGCTGAAGCTCCAGGATGCGGAGAGTGCGCTCCTGCTCAATTTGCAAGCGGCGCTGCGTGAGGTCGAAGACCTCGTTCCCGTAGTCCAGTTCCTGCTGCAGCCCAGCCGTTTTGAGGTCGTAAATCTTTTGGATCGCTGCCAGCTCCCCGCCGGGTCCGGTGAGCATTTCGATCTTGCGCTCCTCGAACTGCACGAACTGACGCGCGAAGGAAGTGTTGAGTTCGCGCTCGCGCTGATCTTTTTGGCGCTGGAGTTCGGCAGAGGTAGCGGCTTGGTCCGCTGCCGGGTTGCTGGAGTCGAAGGCGTTGCGGTCAGCCTGCGTCGAAATGAACTCGGGCAGATTGGGTAGTGAAGAGTTGCGACCGCGAAGCGATGGAACCCGAGTATTCAGCGGAGCGATGAAGGTGGATGGATCAGCTACCAGCTCAGGCTTGTTCAGCTTCAGGAAACGCTGAAGGTCTTTTTCTTCGGCGTCAATTCTCCCGAGCCGCGCGGCAATATCTTTGAATGTGACATCACCAAGCCCATCGGAACGTAATAGCTGCTGGAGCTTATTCCGCTCCTGTCCGATGATTTCAAGACGAAGCCGAATGCTTCCTTCAGTTCCTCCGACTCCAGCGCGAAAGGCAGCCGCTCGACCGGTTCCGCCAAGATTTGCGCCGGGGGTAGCCAATCGTCCAAGCGCACCGGCAGCGTCAGCGCGTCCGCCACGAATGAAGGCACCATCTGACGGTACCGGCTCACCTGGATTGAATCCTGCCGCTTCCGCTCCGCCAGTGGGGTCAGCGTAAAGCATTCCCTGGTTCGCGCGTGCGATACGCTGGAACGCATTAACGCCATCAATGGCGATCTTGGCAATTCCAACTTTGAATCGTTCCGCGAAGTCGTCGAACTCATCTCCGATGACCTGAAACGGGTGGAAATTGTCGAATGCAGACTTGAACTGATTGAGGCTGTTGCGTGTCGGTCCGTCCAGCTCTTCGGCCAGATCCGCCGCGCGTGCGGTTGCCGCCGCCAGACGGCCGTCAAGGGTTTCGAGTGCGGTCTTGCCATCTTTGCCAAAAATGCGGATGGCTTCGCTGGCGCGCAAAATCGGATCTTCGATGCCGCGCAGTTTGAGCGTTACGGCGCTGATGTCTTGGGCGCTGTAGCCATTCAGAAATCCAAGATCACGCCCAGTAACAGCGCCCGCCCGCTGTAGAGTGTACGCAGACTGAAACGAAGAACCAGTGGACGCCGCCGAAAATGACGCGCTTTGCACCTGCCGCGCGCGCTCCAGCGTTGTCTCTACGATCTTCTGGACAACGTACCCGCCCGCAATGGTGCCAGCGGCCAGCCCAAGCGAGGCGGCTCCGCCGGGGGCGGCAATGGCAAGCCGAAGCGCGCGGTAGGCGTTAACAGTGCGCTGAAGACTGGCTTCCGTTGCAAGGTTAGCCGATGCAAACGAGACGGCCGCCGCCGTGCCTGCCTTGAATGCTGCCGTAATAGCAGCAATCGATCCGGCAATCTCCAGTGTGGTGTTGCGGACCTTTTTGGTGGAATCATCAACGCGAGTGAGCGCGCGTTCAAGGCGAAGGAGTTCCTCTTCACCCCGCGCCTGGGCCTCTACGACAAGTTGGAATTTTTGAGTAGCGCCCATTTATTTCGCGTCCATCTCCGTCCGTTCCCAATCAGCCCGCGCGCTGGCGACCGCTACCAACGCATCAGTCCACCACGCGGGCCATCTCCCCGACTCAGGGCCCAAGAGCGTTGCTCCGGTGTCTCGGGTCGCTACCGACTGGGTATTGACCAACTCAAGAATCCAGACGCTCTCAGGCGTGATGTACGAGGTTGGGCACTCGGAGTTCCGATACCCTTGAACTTCTTTCTCCTTCACCCGTGGCGTCCAGCACGGCGTGCGCCCGATCTGGATGAGGTCGGGGAAATGGCGGCAGTTACGCATGAGATGCAGCTTCTTGCGCTGGCACTGGCCGCATTGTAGATCGGCGTTGGACCATCCGCCCGAGCGGGCAAACAGCCACGCCGTCGCTAGTTTTTTGCTTCGTCCTCGGTCAAGCCAGAGCCACGCACGCACGCCGCGTAGATCTCTTCGATGAGGTCGTCTGGAGCGCCTGCTAGGATGTCGTCAGCCGTGGGATTTTCGGTGCCGTCAAGTTCCAACCCTTCAACGCCAATCAACCCGTGCCGGATAGCGTTGGGAACGATGAAGCGCTCGTAGATGTGCTGGGCCTTTTCGTCCATTTCGAGAATCGCCAAGCGCTTCTCAAGGGGCAGCGCATTGACGCGCGCGTTGCGCTCTTCGGCTGTTCCTTCTTCGCCTGCCAGAGCCTTGAACTGCGTGGCACGTTCGGCGGTCAGCCGGGTGTATTCAAGGCGATGGGACGCAATGGCCGCGTCCCGTTCCGCCCGCCGGATGGTGTTTAGGTTGTGGACGGTGAATGATACGCCCGCGTACTTCTTCGACGCTTCGGTGAATTTGGATTTGAGCGAGTGCATAGAAACTATGTGGCGACGTACTGCAATTCGTCGCGGGAGCCTGCCGTGATCGAGGCCACGCCAGAAAAGTTAAGGATGTTTTCCGCTCCCGATTCGTCGCGGGTCGCGCCATCGACAGAAACACCGTTGATGTTGAAAGTGTGGATATTCCCCGCGTCTTCCCCGATCACCAGCGTCACGTCGAACACGCCAAGCGTGCGCGCCAAATAGCGCAGCGCCGCCTGCGCGCTGGTGTCCTCTTCGTACAAAGAGAAGTTGACGTTGACGGTGGCCGTGGTTGCAATCGGGACAGTCGGGTAGTAGCTGCCGTGTGAGTACCGCAGCGACCGGGCAAAGTCACCACTGATCGAGAACGAGCGAATCTGAAAAGTTGAGACGCTGTTGATGGTTGCCGACCCAGTGAAGCCAAGCGCGGCTTGGGAGAGGAACGTGGGCGCCGCTGGCTCCGTGGGCCAGGATGTCAGCCCGCGCTTTTCGGCGGTTGTCAAGCTGGAAAAATTTGGTTTGTCGAGGACATCAACGCCGGGGCCGCTGACGCGCAAAACGGATTCCGTTTCGTCGCCGCCGCCGCTGATCTCGAAGCCGCTGACCAAACCGCCAACCAGAATCTCGTTCCAAATATTCGAGCCGGCAGGATCACGGAACACATGAGCAGTGACGCCAATGTTATTTTCGGCGATGCCGTAGGTGACCGAAACGCCAGCAGAAACGGACCCGGCAGCGCCAAACATTGCCTTTAGCAGTGGGTCCATATCCGACACGGTGCCAGCGGTACCGGAACCACGCAGCGGTACGGCAATGCTCCAGTTGCACGAGCGCCGACCGCGCCGGTCTGGCTTGCGCCCCAGGCTGCCGGTGGCGACATTGGAGGGAATGCGGTTAGAGGTAGCGTTCAGCGAGATCCCGCCGCGCATATATTCGAGGCCGTCACCGCTGGCCACCGTCGAAGTTCCGGTAGAGTTTGGGATCGTCGCGGCCCAGGGGTCCGTGGTCTGGACAAACAGCCGCGCGTCATTGGGGGAAATGGTGCTCATACGTGAACCTCAAATTCAAGGGAGAAGGTAATGGTTTGGGTGTGGCCGTCGCCTAGGTTCACGACGGGAGAACGGTCTTCGCGGTATTGCGAGTGCAGGACATTAGAAGAGCGGAAATGAGTGCGGCCAGCCTTTAGCGCTTCGCTGAAAGCGTCTGCAACGGCATCGGCGTACTTCTCAAAATCGTTGGAGAAATCGGGTTGGTTGCTACCGTAGTTTGGAGCGTCGAGTTGCTGGTATCGCAGGTAGATCACCACTGCCGCGCCTACGGTGCCGGAAAAAGTCTTTCCTACGATGCGGTGTTTGTCCTCGGCGAAGGTGGTACAGATGACCGCGCCGGGAAACTCGAAGATTTGCGAAACGTCAACCTCTTCATCGTCCATGTAGCCGTAGACGACATTCTTAGAATCGCCCGAAAACTCCAGGAAAAACGGCTGTATTCCATACGTTGACGCAAGCCCGCCGAGCTGTGCATTGAAGCCAGTGGAGGCGTCTGAGAGCGCCGCGACGAGGGCATCGCGTGTGGCTTTGCGGTAGTTGGCCATTTAAGCTGCGTGTCCGAAATACGAGCGTCGAGCGGAAATAGTAGAGCGTGGAGTAGCCGCAGCGCGGGGAAGGTTTCGGCCAACCCTTACGGTCTGCTCGACGCCATCCGCAAACAGTTCGTTGGCGAGTTCCAGCATCTTCGCTTGGTCGCCGTTAGAAAAGCGGAGGAGGTCGGAGTACATCCGCGCTTTCATGCGTCCGATGCGCGTCCCGGCGTCCGCAATGGCCTGCCGATCATCGGCATAGCGCGGCTTGATTTCTTCCAGTAGTGCGCCGGTCAGCGATAAATCGCGGATTGCACGGCGGCCGGTCTTTTTCGACTTAAATCGCGCGTATCGCTTTTTGAGCGGCTTCGTTGGTCCGTCGTCTTCTGAGACGCCTTTAGCCAGACGCTCTTTCATCGACCTGATGCCGACCTCCAGGATGCGGAGGTTGTGAAACTTGCGAAAGCCGAAGCCGACTAGGCGCACGTTCACGCCGTCGTACTTCACGCGAATATCGGGGATCATAGCGGGTTGGTTACGGCCAGCTTTAGGAGCCGGTTGGACTCGGCGTCCTTTTCGACATCGGCGACGCGGTAGGTAGCGTCGTCCATCGTCACGGTGTCGCCCTTTAACGGCTCTCCGCCAGTGAATGATGCCAGTGGTGCCCAGGCTGTCTGGTAGACGCGCTGGCTGGTTTGGACCTGCTCGCCGGTGTCAAACACCAGGGTGATAGTGTACGAATCACCGGCGCGCGGGTAGTAGGTGGCCTCGTCACCGAAAACGGCAAGGAGAGGGACCGTAGCCGAATTGAAGAGGCCGCCAAAGGTGGACATTGCGGGTTAGTATTCGGCGAAGACGAGGAACTTCTTGCCGCTGGTGACGGTCACGACCACGTTGGTGGACGTGTGGCTGCCGTAGGTGACGTTGACGCTGCCGGCGGTCGCAGGGGTCAGGTCGGTGTAGGTGACCAGTACGCGCTTGGGGACCACGCCGAGGCCGTGAGAGACGTTTTGAGACGACCCGGTTCCGGTTTGCTCAGACGAAACAAATTTCTGCGTGAGCAGACCTTCGTTCAGCTTGACGCGGACGGTGGTGTCGCCAGAAAGAGCCGCAACAAGACAGACGCCGACTTCCGCATTGCTGTTGGCGGTGGTCGTCAGATACTTGTTGGTATTGTCCCAGTACACCGGATCGCCAACGGAAATCGCGCCTGTGGTCTTTGTGATGTCGAAAACGCCTTCTGTTTTGAACTG